CGGCATGTTCCCCGGAACCCCGATCCCGAACAATTGTGCGGGTTCCCCGACCCGGCCCGACCCGGCCCGATTACCGGCAACCGGGGGTAAAAGAGTTAACATAATACTTGTTTGTGAGAGGGGGGCTACAGAACCCGAACAAGTCTTCGGGTACCCCGACCCCCGAAAGGCCCGACTTGGCCCTCTGCGGGCCTTCAGGACGCCCTGACGGTGGCCCTGCGGCCCTACCCGCCAAGCCCAGCCCCGATCAGTGCGGCTTTTCGCTAATTTCTGTTAAGTGTTCTGGTTCTGTTGCTTCAGGTGTTACATCGATCATTCGGCTTTTAGCCCGATCCATGATGACTTGCAGCTTTTTAGTGATTTCGTCTTTATCCATGCTGTCTATTTTTTCGTGTGTTACGTGGCTGCGGTTGACCATGAGGCCGGTTACTTTGAGGCGCAGTTCTTCTGCTTTAATTGCTGCGCTATAGTTACCTGCGGCCCATGCTTCATCGCGGAGCATTTGCATATCCCGAACAGATTTGGTTATGTTGACTCCATACTTTGATTCTAGTTCGACGCGCATTTCTTCTAGGCGTTCCCGAACGTGTGGTGTGTTGAGAAGTTGCACGGCTTGTACGTTTGGGTGTTTGTATCCTGCGGCTCTGGCTGCTGCTGTTTGTGTCATGTCTTTGTGCAGGAAGTTATTTAGGAACGTTTGTTGCTGCGGTTTGAGTGATGGTCCGTTTGGATTTTTTTCCCCGACTTTTGGCATGCTGCGAATCCCTGCTGTAGTGTCCCCGATCAGTAGCACATTATCCCACAAGTGCGCAAGTCCTTATCACGGTATCGGCTGCATTAGATTAACATCAAGGGGGGGTAGTATATATACCCCCCTGTAAAGGGGGTACCGTGCTTACCGTAAAATAACGCATTGATTTCATTCAACAATCTACGGTAAAACGGGTTTTTACCGTGCTTACCGTAAATCGTTAACTCTTTGATATTGTTTAACATTCTACGTTACGTTAAGCGCGGTAAAATTTAACGTGGATTTTTTTACCGTAAATTATCCAATGAAATCAATGGGGCGGTTTTTCGTGAAAATGGCTATTATTTTATTTACATTTGCTATTGACATTAGGACTTTCTGGGATTAGGTATGGTGTTATCTTTTATAGCAAAAGGAAAATGACAAATGAAACTACAGGATATATTCAACAAGGCATCGGCTCATTTGACGAGCATGGACGGTCCATCTTTGGACATGGACGGTGACGCTTGCGTGTACCGTGGGTATGACGATGATTGCGAGTTTAACGGTGAAATGTGCGCCGTGGGTCTGTTCATCGATGACGAGCATTATAGTCCCGATTTAGAGGGGGTAAGCATTAATGACAGTCATGCGGTATCTAACGCAGTCGCGCAATCTTGGGGCTTAGATGAGTTGAGCAGCAAGCAGCTTGCATTGCTTGATGATTTACAGACCGCGCATGACCGAGGTTCGAGGCGCGATGATTGGTCAAATCATATTAGGATATCTTTGGAGCGCGTTCGCATGCAGCATGGGTTGGAGGAAAGAGCATGAGGGATTATGTTGTTAATGTTGATGTAAGGTTTCAGGTCAAGGCTTCTAGTGAGTCTGAGGCTTGGAAGATTTGCGAGGCAAAAGCCGAACAAGTTGAGCGTTTATTAGAGGGCGTTGCGGATGACTTTGTTGCGGCTGATGTGTGGGATTACACAGAGGATGCCAGCGCATGATACGTTTGACAGACATTGATAGACGCAAGACGCTTGCGGTTCAGTTGGGTGAGCGCACTGGTCAAGATATTCACTACAGCGAGGTTTTGGCTGACGGTGAGTATGTTTATCGCCACAACTGGGGCTATCCTGACGAAGTTGAGATGTACGCATTACCGCTACGTTCGTGTGCCGAGGTTGAGGACGATGTTGCGTATGACAAGTCACCGTTCGTAAACCCGAACAACTTCAAGTGAAGTATGATTTGAAAGACATGGCGTGGTCGGTAGTTGTACTGCTGACCATTGCAGCAATCACATTCGTCATTTTGGCGATGTAACTAGCAGAGAGGATGCTAACGATGGACTACAAGATTAATTCTGGGGTTCCGATCCCTGACGTTGTTTCGGGTAAGAAGAGGGGCAGGGGCAAGTGGCAAGTTTTGCTTTCGTCCATGAATGAGGGCGATTGCGTTGATATACCTAGAGGCTCGTATAACAGCATTTACGTTGCTGCGTCCCGTCTGGGCATTACTTTAATGAGCAGACGCGAGGCTGATGGTTTAGCTGATGGATTTGTTCGCATTTGGCGTGTGTCTGATGGATGATACTGTTCACATTCCTTACGTTGTTGATCGTTTGGACGAGATTATTGATCTTTATGAAACTGAGGATGATTCGTTAAGCGCGGTTGAGGAATTGCGCCGTGAGTTGATTTTCAACATGGGCGTTAATTCTTTAGCCCGACATAAGGATCAAGATCAGAAGATATTGGATGGGTCGTATGTTCCACCTGTGCATCTTTGGCGAGGCGTTTAATTAAGCTGCGGGGTGTTCCAGATGATGATTGATTGCCCTGAGTGTTCACATTCTGACCGTAAGGGTGAGGTGGAACACGAACAATTTGAGATGACGTCATACGGTGTTTATGAGCCGTTTGGGGTTTGGAAGACTTGCGAGAACTGTTCTGGTTCTGGCGAGATTGAAGCCGATTGAAAGGATGAATGTAATGGCTGATAAGAATAAAAGAAAACTTACGTCTACGAAACGCGCTATGCTGCGTTGGACGGGCAAGGAGATTGACCAGTTGCTTGAGTACAAGGCAACGGGTTTTAAGCACAGCGAGATTGGTGAGCTTATGGGTCGATCTACAAAGTCGATCAATGTTAAAATGTCCAAGATACGTCTTGGCGTTGAGAAGGCGAGTAATCCTGTTGAGGATTTGACACCGTTCCAGAAAAATCTGGACTCGACGTTATTTGGGGACGTTTCCCCCGATGACAAGCCTAAGAAGCCTCGTAAGCCCCGCGCAACGAAGCTATCACTGACTCCGCAACCAAAGGCTGCGGATGCGTTTAACGTGCCTAAGAAGCCCGTTTATGTGGCTGTTGTGTTGGGTTTGGTGATTGTTGCTTGGTACTTGGGTAGCATGTCGTAAGTACAAAGTTGGGGGCGGCAATGACATGATTTGATCCAGCGAGGTTAAATCAAACCGCCCCCACATTTTGTTTATCATTTATAGCGAAAGGGAACAACTAAAATGCCGAAGTTTAATAACATAGAAGAAAAGCAGAAGTTTTTCCGCAATGCCATGCGGAAACTTGATACAGGTTTGCCAAAGGAAGCCAGCCCAGATTTGATAAAGTTTTTTGTGCTTCATGTGATAACGGCTTATGACCATGATGATTGTTGGGATGATATTAAAGGGTTTGTTGACTTTGCTTTAAAAGAGAAGAGTCAATTTGATTCAGCTAGACAGGCGGTAGAAGATGCTGATAATATGTTGGATGCAATAACAAACAGCAAAGACAAATGATGCAACCAGAAGATTTAGAGAGAATTGCGGCGGGACTTCTTAACGAAGTACCCGCTAATTTTTCGACTGCTGACTTGCGCGATTTAATAGTCGAACTTTTGTTCGGGTTAGGCGTGAGTCCATCAGATTTGCCGATGTTTTGTTTGCTGCTGATTGATAAATACGTGGCGGATAATAAGATAGAAGAGTCCCGACAAAGAAAAACCCCGCCCGATTATGGGCAGGGTTTATGACTTTCAGCATGTTGCGTGGGATTATCTATAGCGACTCCCCATTCGCGGCAATGGTTTAGACGGGTTTCTATCGGGCCATTCGTACAGTGCTTCACCGTGCATTGGCCTTGATGTTAGGTGTCCTTCTTTTACGAGGCTACGCAGTAGTTGTTGGGCTGCATCGTCTTTGATTTGCATTTTTCTGGCTAGGTCTTTGATTGTCCAAGCGTCTCTAGTTTTAACTGCATCGAAGGCCACGGCCATGAGGTCTACTTTAGCCCCGTAGTTACGCCCGACGATAGCTTGTGTTGGTTGTGCTACTAGCTGATGACGTAGGTTTTCCACTCTTGCTAGTTCTTTCCATTGTTCTAGTGCTGTCATATTTTTTTCCCCCATGATCTTAGATCACTAACATATCGTTCTAGTTCTGTACGCGCTACCCACAGATCGTTTTGTGCGTTGGGTAGTGGGCTTTTTTTGAATGCTTCGTCTTGCAGTCTATCGACTCTGCCGCGCAGGAACTTTAGTTCTGATTCCTGCGCGGGTGTTAGGTCTGATTCTAGTCCCACATTGCGTCCCCTTCTAGGACGATTGCAGGCCCGACTAGCCTGCGCCCAGCGATCATGCTGGCTTGAATATTAACGGGAAGATCGTGCATTAGACCCTCTTCGTTAATAATGAGTTGCATTTTTTCTGGGTTCATTAGTGGAACCATTTCCACCAGACCCCCGACAATCGCTTGCGCTTCTTCAAGCGTTGGTTGCTTGTCTTTAAAGAAGTGTAACATTTTTTCTGCCATTTTGTATCCTTTGCTAAATGGGTCTTATTTAAGAATTTTACACAGCAATATCAGGTACTTAAAAATATCCCTGTGCAATTACGGCGTTATTTCCCAAAACGGATTAAAATACGCATTTAAATCCGCTCCCAAGGATTAGCACATCATGGCATACAGGTCAAAGGTTTTCTCGCGCTGTTCTGGCTTCATATTCGCCACGGCTTAACGGCCCACCTGTGACGCCCAGCCACTTATTTACACCTGACTGTGTTAGTCTGTAGGTATCAACGCGCCCTGCCTCTTGCAGTGCTGTTATGGTGTTTTTCACTGTGCTTTCTCCAATGTGCTTCAGTGCGATTACGCATGGTTCACCTGATGAACTTGTTCGGATTGCTTCAAACGCCCCGTCATTAGCGCCACCTTTTGTGACTGCATTGCTGTCATTTTCCATCATGGCTACAAAGTCGAACATGTGTTGGAGTCTGTTTCTTACCGCGTCTGACAGCGCCAAGTTGCGTATATCTTCTGATCTATCTTCTAACAAACCTGTGTTCGGGTTTCGGATAAAGTGTCTTATGTCCCGATTAGCTGGCCCGTTGGCTTTGACCACAGCGCCATCGAACACGGTGTTACGCGCATAATCCACGTTGAGGTCTTTGCAGCGTTGTCTGCCTAGCCGTTCTTCTACGTTCCACACGGTAAATGCGCAGCGGACTCCATCAACGATAGCTGACGTACCCCGAATGAGATTACGCGCTTGTTCTGGTGTTGTGACGGGATCGTTGTCTTTGATTTTAGCCATGTGGTGATTGACCATGACTGTAGCGCCTGTTTCAGTTGAGATTTGCGCAAGCATACCCATGAACGCAGCCCCAGCAGCGGGATCAGCGTTTACATCTGCGTGTACGAACGAAGCCATTGGGTCGATTACCAGCAGTGCGAGGTTTTGCATTTCTAGGATTTGATCGTAGATGCGTCCAAACTCTTCGCCCATAACGTAGCTATTGTCGATCTTTTGCATGATTGGAAACACACCGCCGAGGTTGGGTAGCGGCAGTATTTTTAAATTGTTCGGGTATTCGCGGCGCTTACCCATAGGGTCCATGCGTTCAATCCGCCTGTGCATTTCGTCTTTATCGTCTTCTGCGGATAGAATGATTGCATCCCCGAATGTGGATACCATGCCCCCGAAAGCTGATTGCATAGGTTCGCCCGATGCGACTTTCATTGCGAGGTCTAGGGTCATCATGCCTTTACCGCTATCGCCAGCAGCGGCGAATATGGTTGGAACGCCTAGTGGTATTGTGCCGTTGATTAGGTACTCTTGTTCGGGTGCGCGACCTACGAAGTAAGTCCCGATGTTTAGGCTATCGTCCAGCAGATGTATTGGCTTTTTGATTTTGCTTTGGCTACTGCGGATAAACCTGTGAACGTCAAATTGTTCGTCTAGTGCGTCTGCGGCGTCCCACTTTTCGGGCTTTCCGAATGGCGCACGAAGCATGAGCGTTGATTTAGCCCCTGCATCTTTGGCGAGGCGTTCTACGAGTGCAGCCAAGTCCCGACCCGCTTTATCATTGTCAGGCCAAAGGATTACGTCTTTGCCTTCAAGTGGTGAGAAATCAAACTTATGGGCGACACGTTCTGATAGCATTCCTGCGCCCCCGATAGTGCAGGTAGCTGCAAAGCCCATCCCGATTAGTGCTTCTGCGCATTTCTCGCCTTCGGCCCATATAACTGTTTCTGCATCCAAAATGTTCGGGATGTTATATAGAGGTCTTGGTTCTGGCAGACCCATGCGCCCGTTCATAAACTGGCGAAATTGTTTTTTAACTTCGCCGTCTTCGCTTTCTTCCACGTATTTACGGACTGTGACAAGCACAACGCCGTCAGCGTCAGTGTAGGTGTATTCAGTATCGAATGGCGTATCCAGATTGTAGACCTTTTTTGCGCCTACTTGTTCGGGTTGTTGCAGCGGAATTGGTTCCGGGCTTGGCCTGTTAGCAAGTTCGGGTTTGATTGGGTTTTCTGGCGCTGGCTCTTGTGGCGTTCCGAGGAAAGATTGATAGTGCGCGGCGACTTCTCTGCTAGTCCAGCCCCGACCTTCCATGAGGATTTTGGTTATACCCCCGATGCCATCACCTGTGGCCCAATCCTGACCGCGCATAAAGTTTGGGCCATGAATATCTATATTGATTTGCAACGAACTACCCGCTTCGCCTTGAAACGATCCGATCATAAATGTAGTGCCGTGACGCACACCATTTGGGTATGTATCGAACAAATCTTGAAGCTGTGTTGTGCGTGGCACAAGGTTGGAAATTTTATCTGTAAGCTGGCTAGTTGTGTTGCCAAAGCGGAGTATTGTCATTATGTTGTCCTTATCACTCATCCTGATACAAAATGTGGGGTGTTCCGATCAGCCTTGGAATGCCCCACTATTGTAATTATTCCCCCCAGCACGAATCCTGATACTCACAGAACTTGCAAAGAAAGAAATCTTTGCTTTGTGCGATGCGTGGTAGAATGTCATTTGCTTTTGCAGCCGTCAAGATATTTACTGCCCTATCGCTGGCTTCCTGCGCAAGCCCTTGATTGAAAGGGATTATTTCATAGTATATTTCGCTGGTGTTTTTATTCACTACGGTGAACAAACAAGGTGTTTCTGTTAACTCCATGTAGGCTTGGTACAGTGCCACTTGGGTGGCATACACTGGATTTGCCTTAGCAACGCCGTGCTTTTCAAACGCCCTAAACTTATTGTCATTGGCTGACTTGCATTCCCACAGCATAGGATATGGCGCTTTTACGGGGCCATCACAGACTACGCCGTCTATGTGACCACGTATTTCACCATCAGCGATTGAGAACCCAAACTGTTCACCCATTTTGTCTTCTGTGCGTAGGTCAAACCCTGCGTCCTGTATCCACTTGGCGGCATAGTCTTCGATGTTATGACCGAATTGAAATATCCGCAGTGTTCGTGCGGTAAATTCTTTGCCTTCATCAATGGGCCTGTTGAGGTATCGGTATTGTATTTTGCGTGAGCATTCGTCACCGATACTGGATGCACCGATATACTTACGCCGCTCACGTTTCTTTTCGCCTTTGACGATCCCCTGATCCACAGCCTCTTTAATTTGTTCGGCTATTGGGTCTGGTTCCCTAGAATGGGATTGAAGTAGAAGGCCAACTGCCTGTTGACTTATAGTAGGATTCTTCAAGGTTTCCGACATTTACTGTCTCCGTAATTTTTTTGGATTCTTGCAGTGCGAATATCAACACTTGGACTTGTTCTTCTGTCAGGTCGCAGAACCGTGTACCCCAACCGAAGTATCCAAGTATGAATGACAACTCTTCGATTGGGTCTTTTGCTGATTCGTAATTCAATGAATTGTCCCCTCTTCTAACCCGAACAACTCTGCGGCTTTGTCGAATAGCCCCTCATCTGCTTCCGGGTTTTGAAATATAGCGTCTGCTACTTTTTCTTTATTCACAAATATTTTTGCGCAGCCCCCAATACATAATTTTTTTGAGTGTTCCATGTGGTCTTGCACTGCCTTTCCTGCGGCTTGGGTGACTTTTTCGCCATCGTTCCAATCCGATACAAAGGCAACGATTTTGTACTCTTCACATTCAAACTCGCTGTTGTCGTAAACTATGGCTGTTAGTTCAAGTTCTATACGTGCCATTTATTTCCAGCCTTTCTGCCAAGCCTTTTATTAATTCAGTTGTTTCTCTTGGCGTTAATTCTATTTTAGCCACTTCTTTGCCGTTTTTCCAAACGTGTACTACTGGACAGTTATTTTTCTGTCGCAGGGTTATGAGTGGCTTTGCCTCATATGTCATTCAGCTATTCTTTCCACGGCTGCATCTATTTGTTCTTTGTTCCACAAATAGTTTAGCCAACACGCGGCTTTGTATTTTGTCCATGAGAAGTCCATTGCGCTTACTTGAACCCCACCCCTGCGCAAAGCCTCACGTTGCTTGTCTGTGGCCCTCTCATTGAGCCAGCGTTTAGATTTGTTAGCTGCGCTGCTGTCTTCAATCTCACGCATGAAGTCATCTGCGGCTGACATGGCTTGCACCTTACCGCCAATGGCGACTGATCGCACCTTGCGCCCGTTCTGAGCCTTGACTAGCCCAATAGATGTATCTCCCACTGTGCCGACTACACCAAAGCCATTGAAGCCCATTGCCATGAGGCATGAGCCATTGCCGAATATGTCCATCCATAGGAACGGTGATAGTTCCATGAGGTCGTATTCTGTCAGCGTAAAGTCCACCAATTCTTCTGTGTCTTGGCTTTGGAACTCATAGCCACACTCAACGCACATTCTGACGTTAAGAGGGTTAATGAATCCGCACTCTGGACATTGTTTTTCTGGTGCTTCTCCGTTGGGGTCTTTGGGCTTGCCATCTAGGTTAGCTGCTTCATCCAGCGCACCATGCGTTAGAATGCTGCTACCGAAGTCTAGCACAATACAGTCTTTCTTGATTTGGTCAGGATAAATCTCTGGGTCCAGAATGCGCAGACCGCGCCCAATCATCTGCACCATTGTTGATTTGAATGAGCAGGGTCTGGTTAGGACTACACAAGATACAGGCGGTGCATCAAAGCCTTCGGTCAGCACTGCTACGTTTACCACAACTTGTACGTCACCGAACTCAAGGTCATGCAGGATTTGTTCGCGTTCTGGCTTTGGCGTATCACCAATAACCATTTCAGCGTTTATGTCATGTTCGATAAACATATCCAGCAAGTCTTGTGCGTGATTGATTGTGGAGCAGAATACAACGGTCTTTCGATCCCCTGCGCGGTCTTGCCATTCATTGACCACACGCTCGTTAATGACGCGCTTATTCATTATTCGCGCAACCTCGTCCATGTCGAAGTCATTACCGCGCCGTGTGACCCCTTCCAGAGCCTCTGTGACGCCAACATCGACAACGTAAGCCTTCGGTGGCACCAGAAAGCCTTCGCGTATCAGCGTGGCTAATTCTATCTGGTGTGAGCAATTGGTGAATACGCTGCGCAGACCTTTGCCATCCCCGCGATTAGGCGTGGCTGTAAAGCCAACTATCTCAGCGTGTTCGTTGTCTTCTTTGACCGCTTCGATAATCCGCATATAGGTGTCAGCGGCTGCATGGTGGCTTTCATCTACAACAACCATATCGAACTTGGGTCTGTGGCGCAGATTGTTTTCGCGTGACAGGGTTTGCACCATTGAGAATATGGTATCACCGTCCCACTTTTTAATCGTGCCATTGACGATACTGGTGGATATGTTTGGGTTTACCTTTAGAAACTTTTCGCGGTTTTGCGCTACAAGTTCGTCGCGGTGCTGCAACACAAGAATGCGCTTGCCTTCTTGGTGTCTTTTACCAATGAGCGCAGACAACATAATAGTTTTGCCTGCGCCTGTGGGAGCAACTACGATTGTATTTTTGTGGGTGTCCAGCGCATTTAATGCGTCTGAAATCGCCACCTCTTGATAGGGGCGTAATATCATTTGATTGTCCTCTTCGCTAAAAGAAAGTTGGGGGGTTCACGGCCCAAGGCCCCCCATCCTTGGTAGCAGGCGCGGAATGGCCTTGCCGCTACTACCTCTGCGCCCAGCTTGGCACGGGACTTCCAGCTTGCGGTGCTGGTGCCTGTGGTTGCTGGTATCCTGCTTGCGCTGCTGGCGTTGATTGCATTGGCGCTGACGCTGTAGCAATGAACCCCTTTTGATCTGGCGTTAACGCAGCCATCAATTGATTTTGATCGCTATACCCGTTGGTGCCTTTCTTAATTCCAATCTTGGCACAAATCTCCATAGCGTTCAAGTCAAACACGCCAGAGATATTTCTGCGCTGTTGGGCTTCGTCCGACATATCGCTGGACTTTAGATTGTTTGCACTTTCCACAATCTGACGCAGTGTTCGCAGACCAATTTCTTTAGCCAGCGGCATACCGCTCTTGCCCATTTTGTTGCCATCGACAAAGATTTTAGACCAGAACTTACGTCTGTCGAACTCACCGCCGATGCAGGTAAATTCTAGTTCCATCCACTTTGCGGCGGAGCTTTGTGATTGCTTGAACCACTGGCCCTGACCAAACTCAGGCAATTCAATATCGCCGCTTTTAACAACGATAACTGCACGACTGATTGCGCCGTTTGGAATGAGCGAAAACTCACGGTTGCCGCCATCATCTGCTGGTGTTTCATTAAGATTAAACATTTTTATTTCCTTCGCTTTGCTGCGTTTCTGGTTTTACAAAATCCAACGGTTTCCCATTTGCTGAAAGTTGTGAACTCATTTTGTCGATAAGTTTACCCAAGTGTGGTTCCTCAAGTGTAGCCAATCGACCAGACCTATCCTTGGCAGGATAGCCCCATTCATTCAATGGCTGACAGATAAATGCGCGGTACGGCCCATTTTCACCTGTTAGAATAGCCATTGTAATTACTTCATCAACAATTCCGGGCAATTCGCGCCCTGTCTTGCTGCCTTCGATCTGCAAGTTATATTGCTTGCGGCTGTAGTCATCTGTAGTTTCATCCAAGATGCCAACAAAGATCACATTCTTTTCGCGTATGTGCTGCAAGTGAGTTAGCCACTGCATCATTTCACGACCATGCAAGCCATATGCTGCGCGTGTGTCCAGTTTACCTGTGCGGTCAGACCGCGACTCTGGCTGTTGCTGGCACCACGAAAAGCACAAGCGTCCTGCTACTGTGATTGAGTCCACAAATAGCGTGTCATACTTTGCCACTAGCGCAGTTGGATCACCCTCCTCTGCACACAGAAAATCATAGTGTGCTTGGCTGTATGGCTGATCTTCTGCCAGTGATGGGTTTGGCCCACCAAGATAGCATGCAAGATCACGACACTCAGGCCATGACTGCGGACGCATAACATCAATGGGATGCCCTTCGATAGCTGAGTCACCAGCTTCTAAATCAACGAACAATGTGCGTTCGCCCAGAGTTCTAGCGAGTGTGGTTTTACCCACACCGCTTTGACCACAGATCACAATCTTGTGACCTTTCTTTTCAGATAGCCGTTGATCGGCTGTGATGATTTGAAAACCCATTACTTGTCCTCGACTTCTACTGTAAAGCGTCCGACTTCTGTAGTACGGGCGGCTTCTAGTGTTGCTTTGATTGCGGGTGGAGCGGTTGTGTACTTGCGCTCTTCCACAGCGTAGGTCAGCTTTGCGTAGTGCTGTGCATTCTCAGGCGTCATGCTGTTGAATGTGTCACGCAATACGTCTTGATCCCAAGTGACCTTTTTACCAACGTTGACTTTCATAGCCACATTGCCTTCGACAATATGCGCAGTACCAAAGT